TCAAAACCTTGAACGTTACCACCGCCATCTACTTCACCACTACCCCTACTTGAAACTCCCAATTTTACTCCCGACGTCAACATGGTTTCAATTAATTGACCCATTGGCGTTGGCAGTAGTTTTAGTTTTCCGTAACCGTTAGGACCGTCCATCCACATTTTTGTAATCATGTGACTTACACGGTCGAGGTTGATGCGTAAATCTGCCGGGTGATCAACTTCTCCTAGCACAGAGTAACCTCCAGCGATCTGCTCGTTGAGCGTTTTGACAGCCTTGCCAATTTCTTGAGAAGAATAAACACGTTGGTTTGCATTGCGAATGTCGCCCTGAATGCAAATACCGTTTAAGTGTAGCGACTTTTTACCGTCGCTACCTTCTTCGCTCTCTAAGACAATCTTAGCCTGGTCATAACTCAAATGTTCTGCTAGTGATAATCTTTTCACCTGTTTGATCCTCTATTATCTACGGCCACGGAAAAGACTTTGCTTGTTATCAGCTTGTTCAGCTGCGCCTTTTTTCTCAGCGCCATGTCCTGGTTCTTTTTTGTTAAAAGCAGATCCTGCTTTGCCACCTGGAACATTGATATTACCTGCGTTATCTTCTTTAGCTGCTGGATTTAATAATCCACCTTTTGTACCTTCGCCTTTAGATTCGCCACCTTTAGCGATATTAGCAGTTGTACCGCCCATATCGTTTTTGCCAGCTACAACAGATTTAGCGTTAGCACCATTGTCTCCACCTTTTGGTGTAGCAACTTTTTCTACGTATTCGCGTACTGTTTCAAGTTCAGGTTCAAAAGCGTCCATCTTTGGCTCGTCGCCCATGTCACCTTCTTCATCGCCAAACTCGCCTTGCTCTTCTTCTTCACCTTGTAGTGCATCAAATTTAGCTTGTAGCTCATCGATGATGTCGCCTAGGTCTTGCATGATTTCTTCTTCAGATTCTTCGCCTTCTGCATCTGCTGGATCATCACCAAGCTCTGCTTCTAGGTCGTCTGTAGCGTCTCCGCCCATTTCGTCATCTGCTTCAATTGCGATGTCTTCGAACTCTTCGTCCATTTTTTCATCGTCTTTGTCTTCATCAGAAGCTTCGTCAACTTTGTCGTCTTCTGCATCTTCATCTTTAGCAGCTTCGTCCATTTCTTCGTCTTCGTCTTCATCTTTTTCTTCTTCAGAAATTTCTGTTTCGATTAGATTTTCGTAGATTTCACGTGATTTAGCTACTACGTATTCGTGGAAAAGTTCTTCAGCTTTTGCTGAATCTTCATTTACCAAATGCTCTAGCATTTGGCTTAATAATTTGTTATCTGCCATGTTGTGTTCTCCTTAAGATTATGGTATTAGGCTGTAGTGTTATTTACTACGTAGATTAAAAAACTCCGTTAAATGGTACTTTTTTGAACAATTTGATCGGAATATATAGTGTCTGGAAATCTTTTTCCAAAGTCTTCCACACTGATATGGCTTAGGTTAGCTAGGTTCGGACCTAGCTTATCTGGAATAAAGGCCCCAGGTTCTATAACTCTAAAGAATTTGATATGCCTAAATTCTTTGATTACTTTTTCAGTTTGACTCAGCCAATTACCGTGATAAGTCGCTGAATCTGTTGATTTTTTGTAGTTAAATGTATCTGCATATACATTGTTGAATTTACCGTTCAATCCTTGATAATCAAACCCTAGTATGTAGATTTCGCTGGCTCCTTGACTGGCTGAAAACCACAGTGCTGTTGGTCCTGAGCTCCATCCTTTGTGTGGGCTAAAAAAATTAATTCTGTCTTTGGTAGTGATACCTTTGTTAGGATTAGTCCATACTTCGTGCTGCTTATGATATCCAGCAGCTATGATTTCATTGACCATTTTAACATCTACAGCTACAAGATAGTGCGGTGCAAATTCTCTATACTGAGCATTGCAGCCATACACTGTGCCTATAGACATTAATCTTTCACAGTCTATATTCAGTCGACTCCTGCCATTGCCTAGCACAAATGATACTGGAGAGGAATTTTTAGGTTTTTTGATAATGTCAATTCTAGGAGTGGGTGTTAGATTCAAAGGCTGTGGTTGGACCACGGGCAGTGGTATTACCTGTTCAGGATTTTTTCTTTGAGCTTTTAGCGCCTTAGCTAGGGCTTTCTCTGCTTTACGCTGCTGCTTCTGTAGATTCAATTGGGGTTCCGTACATTTGTTGTATAAAACCCAGCTCAGATTTAGATTCTGCTTCGTGTGCTTCTGCTTGCAGTCTCAGTTGATTGATCTGACGTAGCGTTAAGCGTATTTTGCGAGTATCACTTTTTTTAACCACTGTGGCATCTTTGCTGTTGTCGTAACGACGGTCAACCGCAAAGTCGTTTGTGTTGTCGTTGAAATAAATGAATTCTCTTAGAAGCATAATGTATTTATTACTGAGCTGGTACTTCTGCAGATGCCGCATCACCTTCTGCGCCTGCGGCACCTGCCTCAGCCGCTGCGGCCATATCTTCCGGCGCTTCCGCTGTTTGAGCCCCTAAATCTGCAGCCATGCCGCCTGGGGTAATACCTGCTGATCTCATTTCTGAAGCAGCATCTGTTATCGGTGTAAGTCTTGCACCTTGTTCTTCTCTCCACATTCTTTCGTTTTCTGTGATCTCTTCCTGTGACATACCTAGGAATCGTTTCATGGCAAAACGCTTGCTCATGTGTGGAATTTCTTGTAGCTGTGCAAATGTAGCTGCACGAGCTGTGTCTAGTTCTGATTGGCGATAAGCAGCAAAGTTCTGTGGAGCATTGAATTTTAATTCAAATATTCCGCTGTCAATGTTGATACCTTCTGATTGCAGCCATAATTTAAATTCTAGATCAAATGTTTCAACAATCATAGACTGTAAGCGTTCACAGTATTTGTTGAAGCGTAGTTCTTGGATATAAGCTGTGCCTACTTTGCCATCCGCTACCGTGTTTGAAGCATCGTCTACTGAAGTTGGCAAGTATGAACTTGGTATTCTCAACGCACGGAATAGTTTGTTGGTAAAATAACGTAGGTCTGTGATTTCACCTAGGTTAGTACCGCCTGGCAGCGTTTCAACTTTTGAACCGCGACCTTCTGCTGTTTGCGGAAAGAAGTAGTCTTCATTTACGCTTAATGGATTGTATGATGCATCGAGTACGTTAGCACCGCCGCCTGTGGCTGACGGAATACGACGTTGTTGGATTTCATTCTTAACTCTTTCTACGAACGCCATGGCCATGTGTGCTGGCATGTTACCTACGTCTACATAGAATATACGTCTTTCCGGAGCACGTTGTATACGATAGATAATGATAGCATCTTCAAGCAATTCTTTTTGTTTATATACTTTGAAAACACTTTCTAGTAATGAATTACCAAAAGGATAGTTGTTGTCTAGGCCTTCTGACAATGAAATATGCACAACATTTTTAGCATCTATAGTAACTTCGTTAGTGGCATTTTGAAATCTTGTACCAGGTGTTTGTGCTGCTGCACCTACCATGCCACGACCAAATCCGCCACCTGTGGTATAGGAACTTGTGCCGCTAGGTGCTGTGTTTGTGGTACCATGTGGTGTTACTGCGATCATTTCTTTGAAATTAAAATTGATATCTTTGATCACATATTGTTCTGGGACTTTGCCTTCACTTTCGTTGACAATAATTTTTGTTACTTTAGCAGCGTCTACGAATAACCATTTTTTGGTCTGTGGATCTCTGACAAAAAAGCAATCTCCGTATTTGAAAGCATTGCGTACTATACGGAAAATTCTAGTTTCAAATTGTTGTTGTTTAGTCCATTTTTGCAGTGCGTCTTTGATCAATTTGACTTCTGTTGATGTGGCCTGACCGCGATAGTGGGTGTGGAATGGTGTGGTGTTTTCTTTGTCTTTTTGTGTGCAGAATTCTGCTAGAATATCTAGAGCAGCATTAACTTCTGAATCCATGTCCATGGTATCATACTGCATGTAGCGTTCAATTCTATTCGGAGCTCCTGCATATACATCTGGCAGATAACTGGAATAATTAGAACGTGCAGGACCTGGTCGGCCACCGCCTCCTGATATTGGACTGTATCCAGTATCTCTATTGTTGACGCTCACTGGGGTGAAATATTTTTTCCAACTCATCCTGTTATCCTATTATAATCACATCTTAAACAGATTACCAGATAGACCTTTAACTGCACCAATTTGTTCGTAGGTATTTGTGGTAGTCTGTGCTGTGAATTTAATCAATTGATCCATCTTAGTATTTAAGCTAGCCAACAAGGATGCCGGGGATTCTTGAGTAGAAGCAGGGGTACCGCTACCACCTTTACCAGTTTCTGTTTTTGCTAGTTTGGCTTCTTCTTCTTTTTTGGCTGCTGCTTCAGCTACTGCTTTTTTCTGATCTGCTTCTGTTACTAATGCGCCTGTGCCCGATGAAGCTGCTGAAGATGACGCAGGTTTATCTTTAATATATGCACTGCCTTGTTGTTTGGCAAAATCCAGCAATAGGTCAT